GATACGGCGACCACCGAGATCTACACAGAGTAGATCGTCGGCAGCGTCAGATGTGTATAAGAGACAGATACCAATTATAAAAAGTTCAATCAAAATGTTGAAATAAGTGAGGATCGTGATGAACACACAGTTCAACTTCAAGCTCACGATAAATACTATGCTCAACAAGAGATGTCCGATTTCATTCGGTTGATTGTTGAGTTTTGGGAAAATAACATCAGTAAAATTTTCACTAAACAAAGAGATTTGAACATTGCCAATGCTGTAGTAGAACTTTTTCGTAGTTCTGAAAGAATAGATGCCTATAACAAAAAAGCATTGTACCTTTACATCCGTGAAATGGCCATGTGTAAAACACAACAAATTACCAAGGTCATTAACAGAATGAAACAATATCACGATACAATTCAGCGTTCTTACATCGAAGATGGAGATGTTAATACGGAACGCTATTCGGCGGCGGTGTAACTAACTAAAAATAACTCGGAGTCAAACCGCTCAATTTGAGCGGTTTCGTCTATTTATAGACATATGGCTAATTTGGACTTTGATGTTTATGACGGTAAAACCTTCCGTGAAATGTGTAAAGATATTTACACACGATCTGAGGCAAAAAAAGATCAACTGGATACTTTGTTTACAGAAATTCGTGGGTTGATTAAAGGAGTGAACGAAGCTCAAATATTTCTTCCTCGTCTGAAGGAGTTTCTTGATGTTGGTATTAAAAACGACGAACAACTGGTCAAACTTGCGTCGGTGGTGCAACGTTTACAATCCACACAATTAGAAGCTTCTGGCGGAGACACTGCGGGGCTAAGTGACGAGGAAAAGGAGCAATTAATTCAAAACGCAGCGAAAGATCAGATAAAGGCAATTAAACTAGAGATTGATAGTCCGATTACATCTTCAACATCTTAATTATGGCATACTGGAAACCTATATCAAAAAACTCCCGCACACTGGATAGTTTTAGTCTTGCAACCAGTCGCAATTCGGGAAATGGGTCTGTACCGACCGAGTTTTATGAAATGGAGTTGGGGGTCGTCCTTGACATTGTACTGGACGAAACTCATCCTATAATGAACAATGGAGAAAAGTTACATTATGGTATTGATTCAGATCGATGGCCAGCAGATTTAAGTGGAAACCCTGCAGCTTCGGGAGATAAAGATTTTTCATGGATTGGAAGAGCTTTGGTGCGACCATTGGTATCTGAAAGATTAACGAATAAAGATCAACTGGTATGGGCATATCCATTGGAAAATAACATTTCGGAGTATCCACTAATTAACGAGACTGTTGTATTGACTATTCAAGGAGAAAAGTTGTATTATAGTCGTAAGGTAAATTGTCATAACTGGCCCAACAATGCTTTGGATTTTTCATTAAATTCAAATTCTTCTGGAGTACAAAATACTGAAATGTTTACAACCAATCCTTTGACCGGGAAAAAGGAATCGGTTTTGAAAGCGGTGACAAAAGATATTTTGTCAAAGGACACAGGATATCGTGGATATGCTGGAAAATATTTTGTAGCTAACAAAAACATTCGTGCTATAAAACGATATGAGGGGGATTTAGCAATTGAAAGTCGACATGGACAGACTATTCATTTGACAGCATACGACTCTAATCGTGCCAATGATAGTGGAGTTCCTAACAGTAGAGATTATATTGATGGTGGGAACCCAATGATTTTAATTCGCAATCGCCAGCGTTCATTGCTGCGAGAAGGACAAACACTTTCGTTACATAACAGTCCAAACCCCGCAACTATTACTGGAACAAAGGCAGAAAAAAATGTCGGTGGATATTTGAAGGAAGACATTAACCATGATGGGTCTTCGATTCATATTACTAGCGGTCAAACTATTAGTGGTTGGGTAACAACCTGTTATAAGAAGATGTTTGGAATGGGAGAAGAAGTAGCTAAGTTTGATGGAAAAAGTACATTCAAATATCCCATACTTGACGGAGATCAACTTGTTGTTAATACAGATAGAATAGTTTTATCCGCTCGGTATAATGAAATGATGCAATTTTCAAAAAAGAGATTCGCAATTGTAACCGACAATGAATATACAATAGATGCTCACCAACAAATTGTTTTAACAACAAATACTAAGACTGTTATCAATTCTCCTGCTATCTATTTAGGAGAACATGATATGACTAATGAACCAGTACTACTGGGCCAAACGACTATTAACTGGATGTATGAACTCTGTAACTGGTTATTAGCACATACTCACTGGTACAAACATTCTCATGTAGATGCGGGCAAGGAGTCTCCATCACAGACTCAAACTCCAGTTCAAGTTCAACAACTCATTGCTTTGAGAGATAAGTTACATACATTAATGAGTCGTAGAGTCTTCGTGACTGGTGGAGGATTGGCCAATGGACAAAATGGAGGAACTATTACTGATGGTACTGATCCTACAAAAATAAACATAGGAAGTGGGGCGGGAGTGCCGGGCGGATGGAAAGGTAAGAATTATAGACCTTCAGTAAATTCAGTAAATTCTGACATAAACAAAACGACCAAGGGAGCCGGAGCCGAAGCATTGATTAAGAAAGTTCCATAATATTTATACCTATGAAAAAATCAGAACTCACACAACTCACACAGATAATCGAGCACATTGTTGCTAAAGAAGTACGTAAACAACTACCAACCATTATTGCGGAAACATTTCAAAATATGATGGGTAAGTCGGTGGTTACGGAACAAAGGACACCAGCCCCTGTTATTCAGGAGCAAATTGAACCGCAAGAGTTTGCCGAGCAGCCCGAAGATTTTAAGGCGTCTTTGAGAGAACTATTTGCGGGGACCCCAGTAATGAGGAAATCAGAGACATCACAACCTCAAGCCAGGCCAATACATCAGTTTGCAAAAGACCCCAAACTCAATGCTATTTTGAATGAAACGGTTTCCGACCTTCGGGATCGGGAGAGATTGGTTGGGGCAGCAGCATTTCAAGGAGGATACTCTCCGACTTTGAATATGATACCTGGATTCAATCCAAACGCCGCCAACAGTGCAATGATGATGGAAGCAGAAGCTCCCGCACCCGCATTTATGCGGAATGCGCCGTCAATACCAATAGGAAGACCTCCGGTGCTTGTAGAAGGTCAAACAAGTAATCATGCTCCATTGTCAGCGTTACCAGACGGTGTATCTGCATTGGATGTAGTTAAACATGTAGCAACTCCGCCTGAAATCAAACATGCTTTGACTCGCAACTATTCTCAGATGATGAAACTGATCGATAAGAAAAAAGGTAAGGTATAAAAATGGCAGCCGTGTTGAAAAATACTCCGATTGGATTGAACCTACCCATTAGAAGTGGGCCAAGTGGTTATTTTGACCAATCAACAGATACTTTTACTTCATATCGGATGAATATAATAAACCTTCTTCGTACTATGCCTGGGGAAAGAAGAATGAATCCCACGTTTGGATGTCGGTTATGGAACATTGTATTTGAACCTAATGATGATTTTATCCAAGAAAAAGTAGGTAAAGCTATCAAAGAAGACATTTCTCAATGGATCCCAGGAGTTTCGGTATCCTCCGTTGAAGTAAAATACTTCGAAGATGACAAAAGTACTGACTTACGAGATATTTATAAACTATACATCGTCGTTAAGTTTGTGGTGGATGCAGTAAATCAAGAGGATGTAGTTGATATAGTCCTGGATAGAAGTAAAGTTTAATAATATGTCAAGCAATACACAGAAGAGTTTCGCACCGAATTCTAAAGAAATCAGATATCTTAACCGTGACTTTTCACAGTTGCGAGAAGCTTTGATTAACTTTTCCAAGACGTACTACCCGAACACCTACAAAGATTTTTCTGCTGCGGCTCCAGGCATGATGTTTATGGAGCAGGCAGCATATGTTGGAGATGTACTGAGTTACTATACCGATTATGCTTTCAAAGAAGGCATGATGTTATCGGCCACTGAACGACGAAATATCATAAATCTTGCCAGTTATTTGGGATATAAAGTTAAAGCAAGTCGGGCATCTACGGGTGTGATTGATATGTATCAACTTTGTCCATCTGCTGACGATGGTAATGGAAATTATTATCCAGATCCAAATTATATGTTAATGGTCAAAGAAAATGGTCAATTTTCTAGTAATGCAGGTTCTTATTATGTTTTGTCTCAAGCGGTTGATTTTACAATAAGTTCATCTGTTTCTCAACGAATAGAAAGTGTTTATTCTAGGAAAGAAGATGGTACCCCGCAATTTTTCATGCTTCAAAAACAAGGAAACATCAGTGCGGGTCAAGTTTTTACGAAAGAAGTAGTAGTTAACACTCCATCACAATATTATCAAATCTCATTGGATGAAACCAATGTCCTTGGTATATTGGATGTTGTGGATTCCGATGGAAATAAGTGGTATGAAGTAGATTATTTGGCACAAGAATTGGTTCCTGTTGCTGTGCCAAACGATGCTGAATATGAAGGATCACTTAAACAGTACAAAGATTCTACTCCTTATATTTTGAAGTTTTTGAAAACTTCTAGGCGGTTTATTACTAAAGTGGATGAAAACAACATTACTACACTTCAATTTGGAGCGGGCGTCAATGGAGTGGATGATGAAATTGTAACATTTGATTCTAACCTAATTGGTATTGGATTAAACCGAATGATGGCAGTTAATGTACCTCTTGACCCAAGCAATTTCTTGAAAAACGAAAACTATGGCATCGCTCCATTTAATACGACTTTAACCGTTAGATATCTAGTCGGCGGAGGATTGCAGTCTAATTGTCAGGCCGATGAAATAAGAACTATCGTACAAATAGAGTTTGACAACTCATCTGAAGGATTGTTACCTGAGCAAGTAGAGTTGTTGGATACAGTGAAAAACTCTCTGAAAGTATCCAACCCATCTCCATGTGTGGGGGGGAAAGATGGAGAAACAGATGAAGAAATAAAGTTGAATGCAATGGCTAATTTTGCCGCACAAAACAGAACTGTTACCCAGAACGATTATTTGGTAAGAGTTTATGCATTACCATCAAAATTCGGGTCAGTTGCAAAAGCACAGATCATCGCCGATACCAGTTTACAGGTGGGAATAAATAAAATCTTGGTGGGGGTGGTTGACCAAAATAACAATGCAACTGTTATCAATAATAATAGCAATAATCATTTTAGACAAGTTGCATATGATGTAACCAATCCATTTTCAATTAATGTCTATTTACTATCAATCAATGCTAATAAAAAGATGATACAACCTAATCAGGCATTGATCACAAACATAAAAAAAAAAAAAAAAAATACTCGTATGATGACAGATGGAATCAATATCATTGATGGATATATCATCAACATTGGAGTAGATTTTACTATTGCTGTGTACAAAGGTTTCAATAAGAAAGATGTCTTATTAAACTGCATTCAAACAGTACAAGATTTTTTCAACATTGATAACTGGAATTTTTCTCAGCCAATCAATCTGAGCCAGTTAAATCTGGAAATCGCCAAAGTGGATGGAGTGCAATCGGTTGTAAATGTAACGATTAGTAACAAAACAGCTTTGAATGGAGATTATTCTTTGGTGGAATATGATATTGAGTCGGCGACAAAAAATGATATAATTTATCCATCGGTTGACCCATCAATTTTTGAGATTAAGTATCCCGACAGCGATGTCAGAGGTAGTTGTCTTTGATTTCAAATATCCTAAGAAAGAAATGATAGGAATACCTTGCTATACACTATTTATTAGTGTATGAGTAAATTGATTACTATTAAATGTAAAAGTCCTTTGTGTAAAAATACATTTCGTCTTCACCAATCCATGATGGGTCGAAAGTTGTATTGTTCTCGCAAATGTCGTTCCGAACATCATTGGATGATAACACCACCCTTTGAAAAGCAATGTGAAAACCCCGTTTGCAATCAAATAATAAAACGTAAGTTCAAACAACAGATTGACAAAATTCGTTATTGCTCGGTATTGTGTAGAAAAACTCATAAAGAACAACTTTTTCAAGAAAGCTTGATGGATACTATCAAATCCAAATGTAGGGTTTGTGGGACGGAGTTGATAGTGAATCGAGAACCATGTGGGAAACTTATTCCTCGAAAAATTTGCGGTGATTGTAATAAAAAGGAAAATCAACAAAAGACCTTATTGATGGCACAAACGTTTAGCAATCTTTACAAAAACGATTCCGTATTTAGGCAAAGGAAACAACTTCAATTTAGGGAAGTTGGTCTAAAAATGAGAGAACGGCATAAAAAAGAAGGATTGCCAAAAGCATGGGTAGAATGGTATCGGCAATTTTGTTCTTATGGAAAATCAAAGATTGAAGATACAGTTGCGAAAGTTATAGAATCAAAAGTATCAAGGATAGAACGTTCACATCCAATTTCAAACATGTTTGTTGATATTTACATTCCAGAGAAAAATTTGGTGATAGAATGTTTTGGTGATTACTGGCATATGAACCCAAACAAATACTTTCCAACTGATTATAATAAATCAACCAAACGAACGGCACAGGAGCAATGGGAAAAGGATAGAAAACGTCGAATATTTCTCGAAAGTAATGGGTATAAAGTGGTGGAGTTGTGGGAGAGTGAAATAACCCGTAGAGATTACTCAAAGCTCGCTATATTTATACCTGTATGATCAAGATGACGATATTGATAGAATCCTATGTCCGCATTGAAAAAGCATCTTCGGGATTGACAATTGCCGATGGTGAGGCGGGACGTGGAATCTATTTCTCATTGAGTAGATATCCAAGTATGATTGACTATTATAGGCGGTGCAGTGAGCAGTATCGTGTGATTAAAGCCATTCCAAAATCAAATACAAAGATTTTAGATTTATCTTCGGCAGAGATACATTCTAAACTTATTGCCTTTATGAGAAATGAGATTGAAGGATTGTCGATCCGAATGCCAGGATATGTCAAACCAAAGATACATGGGCGGAATTATCAGAGGTTCGGAAGGATTATTCAAGATTTTGTGAATAAATTTTATCCTGGAACTGATGCATATATTGTTAATCATCAGGCGGATGGAACTGATTTACCCGAGGGGAAACAAATGGTTATTGTAGATGAATCGGCATTTGACTATAAAGAATTATAAGAAAGATTTAACCGTGCATCATTATATTTATCCAGAAAAGGATACATTCATTACAAATCGAGCAACGCTCGGTGACAAAAACTTTGGAGTTGATGAAATTCTCCAACTCGGTACGACAAACGAGCCAGTTAGGGTTTTGGCCACATCAAAAAATTACGTTTATATTAGCCAATCGTTCAACAGCTATAACGCCACTTCTTTCACGGGTATTTTCACGGGATCGTTTGGAGGAACTATTGCCTTTGCCAACGGTACCATTTCTGGAAGTGGATTGACCTTTACTGCTTCCTATTTTTCGGGGTCGGTCGATGGAGTTTCACAAGTAATCAATGGAAATGTATCTGGAAGTTTGGTAAATGGATACATAACTGGATCAATAACTTCTCCTTATCAGATTAGCATCTTTACTGGACAATTGACAGGGTCGGATGTTTGTATGACTGGAAATGGAACTGGTATAGATGTTCGCAATGAAAACAATTGGACAACCACCACATACAAATTTATTGATCGCCCCCTTTTGAAGTTTGATTTAACCGCAATATCAGCTTCAATGGCTAACAGAACGATTGTCAATCCAAAGTTTTCACTTAAAGTCAAAGTTTGCAATGAATATGACCTACCGATCACTTATACGATTTATGCGCTTCCAATCAGTCAAAGTTGGAATATGGGAGATGGTTATCTTTCCGATGGAGGATCAGATGAAGGAGTAAGTTGGACATATCGGGACAACAACGACGGGACTCTTTGGTATAGTCCAATGGTCAGCGGGTCTCGTACAGCTATTGACTTTATTACCATTCCTACACAAGCATCTGCTTCGTTTGAGTTTGGAGGAGGTACGTGGTTTACCTCAAAGATTTGTTCTCAAAGTTTTCAGTATGAATCGTCAGACATCAATATGGATGTTACGCCAATAGTTATGGCGTGGTACACTGGAAGTTTTGCCAACGAAGGATTTTTGCTTGTTCATTCCGACGAACTCCAATCAACTGGGTCTGGGTTTATTCTCAAGTTTTTCGGTCGGGATACAAACACGATTTATTATCCTTGTTTGGATGTCGGGTGGGATGACACCGCTTTTATCACTGGCAGTAAATCTACAGGTAGTGTAACCATTTCTACTATTGCGGCTGGAATAACAGCATCAGTTCAAAGTGGATCATCCTTTACCATTGCTGGGGGAATAAGTGGAAGTTTCTCTGGAAGTGCTATTTTGACTCTGACCCCCAACTATTCTGCCAGTATCCTTCTGAGTGATTATTCAGCCAGTGGATTTACCGTTGGAACGGGATTGACCGGAAACATTGATGGTATTCCAGTGAATGGAAATGTTACTGGAACTGTAACCGTTGCATCAACATTAGTAACAGGCCCCTGTGGTAAATCATTTACTACTCAACTGGCTACGGCATCGTTTTCATCGGGGGTATTCAGTGGAAGCATCTTTACTGCTTACTATGTGGATAACAAGTTTGAAAATGCCTTTCTTACAGGTTCGTGGACTGATGCTGCATTACTTGGCGCAAGGGTATTTATCGAACTACCATCTGACGCAGAGCCGTATGCGTGGGCAACTGTAACGGGAACATATGTTAGCGGTCGAGCATTAGGAACTTATACCATTTCCGGTTCAACTAGTGCTAGTTTCAATGGACAGTTTGTTACTGGAAATCTGTTGGGTGGAGTTTTAAGTCTTCAATTAAGTGGAAGTGCTTATACCTCATCTTACACTTACACAAGTAGTGTGTCCTTGAGTTCTAGTGTCCTTACTGAAATTGATACTGAAAGACCATTCACGATTACTCTTCAAAACATTCACCCAACTTACAAAGCGGGTGATATGGCTAAAATCGGAGTCTTTGCTAGGAAACAATTCCCATTGAAGCACTTTGGAAAATCAACTCAACAAGAACAATATCTTGTCCCAGAATATTTGCCCACATCATCCTATTATGCTCTAAAAGACAATATGACTGAGGAAATCGTCATGGACTTTGATAATTATACTCAGATATCGTGTGAGTATCCTTATGGAAACTATTTTGTGATTGATACAACTAGTTTGCCACAAGACCGATACTACCGAGTACTTATCCGTGTAGAAGATGGTCAAACGACTTATACGTTTGATTGTGGTAAAGTATTCAAAGTGACGAGATAATATGTATTATAAAAGAAATTGCCCGAAATGTACCAAGGAATTAGTTTATTCCTCATACGATTCGTGGTATAATTCTGATAAGGTTAACCGTTTATGCCATTCGTGTTCTAAAAAAGGTATTCCCAATGGAAGGTTGGGAAAATGTCATACTTCCGAAACTAAGTTAAAAATGAGTTTATCAGCAAAAAACAAATCTCCAGTTTCCATAGAAACAAGACAAAAATTATCGGCTGCTCGTAGAAAACGAGAAATTACATTGGAGACAAGGAATAAATTGTCTAAATCTCTAACGGGATTGCGATTTTCGGATATACATAAGCAAAATTTATCAAAATCAAATTTGGGAAAGAAACGAAGCGATACAACGAGATACAGAATTAGACTCGCTACAATAAATGATTTGAAGCAAAAAGGTATTACTGGGTCAGTTAAAAATCACAATCCATTAGCGTGTCAATTTATAGATGATTTGAATAAGGAACGAGGGTGGAATTTACAACACGCACTTAATGGCGGTGAAGTGGAATTATATGGATATTTTGTAGATGGATATGATAAACAAAGGAATATTGTATTTGAGTATGATGAACCACATCATAACAAATCAAAGAAAAAGGAGAAAGATATAATAAGACAAAATGAGATTATGAATGCCATTAAGCCAAATCTATTTGTTCGTTATGATAAACAAACTGGCACCCTGTATAATGTAATATAATCATATGTCTAATTTTTCTCAAGATATTCAAAATTTTCAAAGGTACGGTCAATATGTTTACAAGTTTGATAGTGTAGGCAACATGATTTTTAACAGTTCTTCAGTAAACTTCAACCAAGTTTATTTGGCATTCCCATTGCAAAATGTAATCCTGAACAACTCCAAAGTGGAGACGATGTACAACACTTCCTTTGAAGAGTTTGTGCCGCAGACAACGCAGGTGGAAACTTCGGCGCAAGCCGTGGATAATTTACAACAACAGTTGGATATCATTCAATCAGAAAACGCATCTCTTAAAATACAACTGGATGATTTGATTGTGCAAAACGAAAGTAGTGGTTCCGTCGCCGACCAAATGGCGACCAAACAGGTCATTTTGGAGCTTCGTAAAGCAGTGGGACAAGGACGAGTTGATTCGGATTTCTCGGACGATTTTCCTTATACACCCATTCTAAAAGAAACGATATAATATGGAATTCGGATCATATCAAATGGTGGCAAATAATACCGCCAGCTTAAATACGGCATCTTATTTGAACCGTACTGAGCACTCCCTGTTTGTAAGTGGGTTTACCTCTGATTTATGGTATGGCTTCTCTACTAGGGATGCAATCGAGTTGAGTATATGGGATCGGAATCAAAATTTTATCTCGTGGAGTGTTCTTAATCAGACTAAAAGTTTTAATGAGATTACTCTCTCATATTTGAATGCTCTGAATTTTCCATCCACCTATTCTTATTCGGAATTATTGCCAGATTTTATACTTTACAAAAACGCCAAGATCTTGGTCAATCCGACAGAACAAACATCAGCATCGTTTGGAATATTAGACGGAAGTTACTATCTCGATTATAACTTTGTGCGGGAGATGGCTGGTACAGTTGCCAACCCACTTATCATTAAAGATATTTCTCCTTCCAGAAAAGAGTTAAAGCTGATTCCATTGGGGATTGCGGATGCTGCGTATAATGCATTTTGTCAGAACAAAATCCTTCTGAGAGATATTTCTCCATTGTATTTGGAAACGACTAAAGCGTGTCCATATGGACAGATTTATAGTAAAATAAGTCCATTGTACAAGCCAGAAATCAATACCATTAAATCCGTATTCTTTTTGAATACCGATGGCGAAATGGTAAACTTTCTACGAACATTATACGAAGATGTTTATGTATATCTCAATTCTTCCCCACAATCCAATTTCAACGAAAGTTTATTGGGAAGTTCGGCAAGAGTTCAGGGTATTAAGACCTATTTTACAAATTATTTGTTGTCCAACTCAGACACCATAGTAAATTTTAGCGACATAGATAATAGCTTTAATGTTTTTGTATCGGCGTCAATAGAACGAAAGTTTTCTCCAATAGGAAAAAATCCATCTATTGAATATGTCAATGCAAAAGTGTTTGTCTATGACTTTTTTACAAGATATTTTTATCAACCTGCGTCAGATGTTTTGAGTCAAACTTACAATGAGAAATACAATGCTACATTTAAGAATGCCTTAAACTTCGGGAATGCTCGATTATTGTCTATCCTCGAACATGGTGTAATGGACGAAAGAGTTGCTATTGATGATCCTTTAACGTTGTTGGTAAAATTACAAACGGAACTTCCAAACGACATTTCAATTCAAGAAAAATGTTGGGTTTCTAATGTTTCATTGGTCCCATATGTTGTTAATGCTATTCTCAAAAATTCCAGTATTGCGAAGACTCATACTATTGGAGTGCCAAACTTTTCTGCTCCAATGCCAAATGTTAGTTTAACTAACACGAATAAAGCATATACAGCTACAGATTTAAGAAACAATGAAGAGTCAACCCGTGAATTGGTTGTTAGTAGAAATTTAACGGAGTTAAATGTTGATTACACCAATTTTCATAACTTCGTCGTATTTTCATCTGCTGAACTTCGTCATAAGATTTTCAAAAACAAAATCATCAACTTAACTTCGTTTAGTGCATCTCTTCAAACATTAGAAGGAAGCAACGTAGTATTTTTAGCAGCAAGTGGGAGCAACTATCCATTTTACACCCAAGAATATGAGAATTTGCAAGGACAACTCAACAACATTGTAAATTCGTTCGATGGATATGAATCGTATTTGTATCGCAGCGGAAAATATACATATGATGCGAGTTACGGGGCATTTGTCAGCGCCAGTTATGTTGTTGAAATGGATGATTCGGCAAGTTATTACGATACAAATAATCGTGATAGTTTAATCAACAATTGTCCCGAACATATTTTGACTAACTCCGATAATGATGATTATATCATTTTCTTGTCAATGATTGGACATTTTTTCGATGAAATCTATGTGTATATTGCTAACATGCCATCGGAAAAAACGATTGGCCACAATTCCACAGAAGAGTTTACTCGTCGGGTGGTTGATTACATGCTTGAAACATTCGGGTGGAAAATAGATGATTCGTTGGAACAAGCAACACTTCTTAATAACTATTTGACTTCTGAGCAACTTGAAGGATTGAATAGTATGTCGTCTGAAGAACGATTAAAATCAGTGAGAAATCGTATCCTTCTAAATCTGCCTCAAATCTTTAAGACTAAAGGAACAGAAGAATCTGTCAAATTGTTAATGGCGTGTTATGGTATTCCATCTTCATTGCTTAGTGTTCGAGAATATGGTGGAGTAAATCATACCGATGATAAGGCTGCATACACTACATTTGAGCGGTCATATATGTATCAGTGGAATACGTCTTCAATTCACGATCATTTTAGAACACCCCTTCCATCAGGGCCAAAAACATATTTATTCAAACTTTGCATAGATAATTCAGCACAATACACTTATAATAATGAACAAGCACTTTTGGGTGGTGTTTTATCTGCGAATTTAACTGCGTCATTATTGAATTCGGCTGGTTCTGGTGAATGGGCGATTGGATTTGTTCGTATTCCAAAAAAGAACGGTGGAAAAATGTTTTTCCGAATTGGATCTAGGGATAACGAAAATTTCAAAATGTACACGCAAGAGTTTCCGCTGTTTGATGGGGAAGTTTATAGTGTAATGCTTCGTCGTAATGATCCAGACCCATTGTTTGAGTTTGATCCTAACATCAATGTAGTTCCAACCAAATATGATTTGTATGTTCAAAGAAATGAGTCTGGAACTCAAGTTCTCAAAGCAACTGGAAGTAAAATATGTTATGAGTCTGCTAGTAATTATCAGTTTAATGGGCAGGCGATGAATTTAGTGTTTGGCGGTTGGTTTGCAGATTATAATGGGCAGGGATTTACTGGTGCAGCCGATAAACTTCAAGTGTGGTTTGATCCAATTTTGGATAGTAACTTTGAGGATTATGTTAATAGTATTAACGCATACAGTTTTAGTGGGTCACGCCCAGCCCATCAATCTTTGTTGTTCCGTATGCACACGGATTATCCGTTTGACATGCAAAATGGTATATGGCCCAATGCCAATCCGTTTTATGCAATAAGTTCATCCACCAAACAAGAGAAATACTTAGCGGGAATTGTAACCTCTAGTATGGATTTTATGTCCAATTGGGGAGCGTGGAGTGGGTCCACAGAAATGGTGTACAATACTTCATCCTGTCAATATGAATCACAATCAGCGTATCCGTTTCAGTTCAAGGTTATTGATTATCCGAGCACCTGGGGAATTTCCAACTATGGACCTAATAAATTTCGTAACGAAAAAATCAGGCACATTTCCCAATCTATCGAAGCCAGATTCGATGATAAAGAGCGTTCGACATATGTTTCGAATCGCAACGTAGCTCCCGATTCAAATCAGATTGGGTTCTTCGTTGACCCACAAGATTTTAGAAACAAAGATATTATAAGATACTTTGGCAACTATGATTTTATGGATGCCATTGGTAATCCAACCAATCAGTTTTCATCCAGTTACACAGCATTGCACAATTTCCGTCAACAATATGCGACAAGTAATAATGAATATAGTGGCAGTAGAACTTTGTTTAACGAACTGATTACACTTTACAAGTTATACTTTAACCGTTCTATTTTTGAGGCTATCAAAAACTTGGTACCTGCTCGAACCAACGCTTTGGTTGGTATTCTCATTGAACCAACGGTTCTTGAACGTCCAAAATATATGGCAAAACCAGTCTTTAGTGAAACTAACACTGGGTCTGTATTTTATGCTGATATAACGGCGTCTCATTATTTTCGTGATCCAAATACCAAGTTAGTTAGAATAACTGAATCATTGGAATATGGTGAATTCAATTTTGTCACGGAGGTTTTAATGACTGGTTCAAATTTTGATGCCAGTACTCTTCCGAACAATTTGACTTTGGATGTTAATGTTTCCTATATCAATCTTCCAAGTATATGGCATCCGATTAACTATTTACCTGATGGAAGTTATGTATCAGATATGCCCGATGATTATCAACTTGGGCACTATGGGTCATTGTATATTGCTCCAATCACATTACCATTGCCCCCAGTGTTACCCGTACCTCCATTTTCTCCCGGAGATCAAACACCATCTCCTGTAGTCACGCCCGATACTCCGGTTACTCCGGTTACTCCGGTTACTCCACCCGTTAAACCACCACCAATACCTGGGTGTTTGCTTCCAGGCACCAGTATTTTAATGGCAGATAAAACTACAAAAAACGTTGAAGATATAACATTGGGTGATATGTTAGCAAGTAGAAATGGAACTAGTGTCAAAGTAGTGAGATTATGGCCAGGTAGATATGATTCGTACTATATTATTAACAATCGACTTAGAATTACATATGAACATCCAGTAATGGTTATGATAAACGGAGTTGAAAAAATGGTTCCGGTGGAAGAATTAAACCTAGAAGATTATATGGTTCATTATGATGATTCATTAGAAGCCATAATATCCATTGAAATTGTAAATGAAGAAACTCCGTCTTACAATTTTATTGTTGATGGTTCTCATTTGTATGTGGCAGATGAAATACTGGTACATAATATTGGAGTGGGTGGCACAGGTACTGGAGATTTTACTAGTCCTATAAACAAAAGATAAAAATAATGGCTACCAAAGGAAAACTAGAAATGGACATGAACGTGCAAACCCAGCCGTTTGCATATAGTTCATTTTATTTGCTTAAACGATGGAAAAGATATAATGCCTATTCCAAAAGCGGGTCGTGGAACCGTACTGATAGTCCTCTGGAAAACCTTTATACTACCAGTTCCGTTTATTTATATGATTTTGTAATCGTGTCGGAAAATTTTTGGAACAGTATGGTTTATACTGCTTCGGTTGTAGATGATACGCCGGGCGGCGATGGAAATGTAGCAACAAAACAATGGACGCATTACGAAAATACTTTTAGAAATACTCCAAATCTAACCACGAATAATTGTATTTTAACTGGATCTTATTCTACCACGCCAGGAGATCCGACCCCACTTCATTACAATCAGTACATATTTATTGATAACGGAGAATATTTTGAAATTTTTGGAGGATACCCCAGAAATCATTATACCCATAAACGGTCATTATTTTCGCTGTACAACGTAAAAACCTATGGGAAACAACACGGAGTAATTACTTCGGGGTCTTATAAAAGATGTCAGCAAACACTTGATACAACGGTTGGAGAAGACGGTTTAGGAGATGGAAGCTCCCCAATTCAATCGGCACAGGTTGGAAATCTTTATTTGATTCAGGGGGAGAACGTAATAAACTAAGAAAAAAGAAGAGTTTCCTCAATACTTATAGTTGAGTACTCTTTATAAAAACATATGGCCTACATTGACAATCAAACTATTACCGTAGATGCAATTTTAACCAAGAAGGGGCGTGAACTTCTTGCAAAAACTGGCAATCTTAACATTACCTCATTTGCTTTGGCAGATGATGAAATTGATTATACTCTTTATGAACCAAACCATCCAAATGGAAGTGCGTTCTATGATATTGCCTTGCGTAACACTCCTGTCTTTGAGCCATTGACCGATGAAACGCAAATGATGAAATATAAACTGGTGACTTTGAATCAGGGTATAACATCTATTCCGGTAATTAGTATAGCGCAAGATAAGATTTTGGTAACACGCAACTATACGGGTGACATTCTTATCAGTCCATCTACCAATCCTGCCTATAACATTCAAGCTGGATATACTGCTATTCTCGGAAACAAAAATGTTGGAACTCTTATTGTTCAACAAACAAACGCAATCAATGTTGTTTCCAATACTATACCAACGTTTGCTGGTGATATTAACACGACAAGTGCTCAGGTGGTTGTCGGAAATATATTCAGATTTATTCCTAACAGTAGTCTTGGCAAAACCACCACCACAAACTTAACCATTGTTGGAAACGAATCGGGAGGAAGTATTGCCATCGAAGTAACAGTAACAGTACCAGCCTCCACTGCCTAAAGATAACCTATGATATTTAATACTTTTGACCCAAATAAAGACGTTGTAGCTGGACGCTCGACTCGTATAGCAAGTGGATTTTGGCCCGATGGAAATACTATTGCCAGCCAAAGTAACTTTTTGGATGATTTTTGGTCACTCACCGGTTCGTCGGCGACCCCAAATCCATCGTATGGAACATCATATTATGATGTCCGACATACCATGTACTATTTGAACGTGTATCCATCGACAGCCGAATTTGTTAACAATGATCCATATTTTTCAATTGCGTATGGTAATGTTGATGGAAATTTGGGAAGTGGTTCTTTTGCGATAGAATCGGCTAGTATTTTGGCATCACCAACAAAAGCAATTTATACTCAGTACAAGAATATGCTTCTTGGAACATCTGATTTAGATGGGCTGTTCACTTTTACAAGTGGAAGTACCACGGTTACTGCCAGAGATATTTGGGTGTTGTCGTTTTCAGCTTATAAGATGAAAGATCGAATCGATGAAGGATTGATTGAGTTGTCATTCAGTGGTTCACTCGGAAGTTTTTCGTTGATTGATCATTCACGTTATACCACTCAAGTTCAAACGGTGTATCAAATGATTTCGGGCACTTTGGCCAGTCCACCAGCATCTCCAATTTATGAAGGACTTGGATTGTTTTATCCATCAAATGGAATTGTTGTACTAAACGCTGGATTACTTGCTCAAAAACTGGGTATTACCGAGACAGCAGGAGTTGGTTCTGCTACGTCGGGCGGACCATTAAGTGGGGCGTGGCCTTACCAGTCTGGTTCTATTACAAATCGGGATTACACTTATAACCATAAGACTCTTGCCGAGTCTATGAAACTGTGTCAACCCCCAATTATGATGAATGTACGTAAAAGTGAGTACGTTCCTGCTCGACACTATTTTATTCGAGTAATGAATCGAGACTTCAATTACAGCAACAACCCCACCTATGTTTATGATGGAACCGATGGAATTCATGCTGCTGGAGAAATCCGAAATACGGATTTTATAACTGATCCAAGGACTTATATTACAACAATTGGATTGTATAACGATAGCAATGAACTGGTGGCAGTTGGAAAACTCAGTCGTCCGGCTGTAAAGTCGTTTGATCAAGAACTTTTGATCAAAGTCAGATTGGATTTTTAAGTTAATTTTGAATGAATGATCAAACGCATAAACCACCAAAACTTTCTAACGACGCCCTTCGTTGCGGTTAAATCGTGGGAGTTTTATAATGTACAGAATGATAGTGCGTTAATTCTCGAACCGCTCTCCGCAAGCGTTTCCATTGCAGATACATACGTTTCTTTGGATTACCTGGATTATTTTGGAGCCAATCCCGTTCTTAATCGTGATTGTAACATTGCATTGGAACAGCAAGATGAAGACCAAGCTATTTACCAAGAAGGTGTAACTGGATCTGGAACCTTTTATCCTGATTTAGAAGAACAAAACCAAGATGGTACTTTCAAACGTTTAGTTTACACTCAAACTAAACTGGCATTCTATAACACCTATCGAGACCCCACCAAAATTTTTGGCCTTGAGTATATTGATTTCCCACTTGGAAAAACTAATAGGAATCTGGCCGAACATTTTCGAATATTCAATATTCCACAACACGTCTTTGGAGAAAAAATAGAAGAGCGAAGTGTTCGATTTTTTGATACTGTTTTGGATGACAACGTAGCCGTATATGATGATGGGTATCAAAACTTAATTGCAGGTTACAATCTATTTTCCAGAATACAAGAAGTTCGGGATTTTGGTAATCTTATTGAAGAAGGAACGGCCAGTTATAGTTGTTCACAATATACAGAATGATATGATTAAACAACTCAGCAAACACGATTTACTCGTCTCTCCTTTTACTGCGACGAAATCGTGGGAGTTGTACAATATCGATAATGATGAGACTGTATTACTAGAACCACTCTCTGCAAGTGTTCTTATTGCAGATACTAATGTCTCGTTGGATTACATTGATTATTATGGTACTCCAAGTTTGAACCGAGACTGTAACATTGCACTTGAACAACAAGAGACGGATTTAGCCATTTTTGAGGCGGGCATTAGTGGAAGCGGAATATTCAAGCCTGTAACAGAAGATAAAAATCAAAACGGAAGTTATAAGCGATTGGTGTATAATCAGGTTAACCGGGCATTTTATAACACTTATCGCAATCCACTGCAAATTTTTGGAATGGAGAATATAGATTTCCCCAAGAGTAAAACTAATCGTTATATCGCCAATGAGTTTATTGTTTTTACTGTTCCGCAATATATTTTTGGAGATCGGTTATTGGAAAATAGTATCCATATGTATGATAATGGCTTCAATGACAAAGTAGCCATAAACGACGATGGAAATGGAAACTTGATGGCTGGTATTAATTTGTTTTCAAAAATCCAAGAAGTCAGGGGATTTGGAAATGAAATAATGGAAGGAACTGCCAGCTATTCGTGTCCAACGTATCACGGTTTGACGTGGGAAAAGTGGACAGAAATATGGGGAATATTAACTAACAATTGGGAAACGTATATGGATCTGTAACCTCATCTATATTTATACTTGAACTTTAACTTTGTAACTATATGCCAATCTCATTAACAGGACAAACGCCGGCCTCTACTTATAATACCCTTGTGGTAACAGATGGAGAGTCCATATTTAATGGAACCGGCAGTCAACTGCTATCATTAAATCTTACTTCTTCACATGCAATTTCAGCTTCATATGCACCTACAGCAACCGTTACAATCTTTAGTACACAGAGTTTATTTGCCACTCAAAGTTTATTTGCTACTTCATCGTTATCATCCTCTTGGGCTTCGGCATCATTAAGCGCATCCTATGTTTCTAATTTATATCCACAAACATATCAGGCATCGGGTTCTTGGGCATCTCAATCATTATCTGCTTCCTATGCCCCCGTAGAACCGGCGTATTCAGCTTCGGTCTCAAGCCAATTTGGAACTAAGCAAAATACTTTAACAAATACCTTGTATGTATTGACCGCTTCACTTGCCACTAGTGCTTCTTATTATCCTGCACAAACAATACAAACAACCGTGGCCTCTGCAAGTTGGGCCTCGGCATCCGTATCATCTAGTTATTCTATATCTGCATCATGGGCACCGGGAGGAAGCGGAGTAACTCCTGGTGGTTCGTATAACATAAGTGCTTCGTGGGCAAGCCAGTCATTATCAGCATCGTGGGCACCAAGTACTCCGTCAAATACGGCAGTGTCAGCAAGCTGGGCATCAAGCTCTTTGAGTTCTAGTTATGCTTTGAGTGCGTCATATGCACCTGGAGGAAGTGGAGTAACTCCGGGAGGATCGTATGACATCTCAGCATCATGGGCAAGTTCCTCATTGAGTGCAAGTTATTTAAGTGGATCTGCTATTATAGATCACTTTGAATTTATACAAAAAATACTACCTTGGTCATCCAGTATTATATTAGATTTATCTACAAAAAATATACAAACTTTAACTGGAACGGGGAACGTTTCTTTTACTTCTTCATTTGTTAGTCCAGGTCGAAGTTTAACTCTAAAAGTATATGCATCTGGATCAGCAATTTCTTCATCATGGCCATCAGATTGGATTTGGATAAATGCTAATAGCGGTCCTCCTATTTTAGAATCAAATAAAACTGGAATATTGTCATTAACTTCATTCGGAACAACCGATTCGAATATTGTTGCTGTTTGGGCAGATAATACAGCAGGTTCTACTATTGCTTCGTCGTCTTGGTCTCAATTTTCCTTAAACTCGTTAAGTGCATCTTGGGCATCCCAATCATTGAGTGCTTCGTGGGCTCCAATGCCAGTAATTCCTTCAACGGATTCAGCTTCGTGGGCCAGTGCATCCATATCAGCATCCTATGCTCCAGTGGAACCTGCTTATTCAGCTAGTGTTTCGACCGTTAAACAAAAT